CCGGAGAGTGGACTGAAGAACTCTGGGAACGATCTTGCCGCTGCGAAGCAGGTCTTCCGCATCTACACGCATCGCGACGTCAACCAGCTCGCCGCGATCCGCTCGGATCGCAGCTCCGTTGACGCCACGATATTCGAAGGGTTCTACGACGCGATAACGCATGCGCCCCTCCTTGCCCCAGGGGGACGCGGCGAGGAGGTGCCCGAGCCGGGCGAGGGAACTCGGGCACTCTCCAAGCCGCTTACGGCACGTCTACTAAGACTCCGCGTCGCCGAGGATCGCAAACGCGCGCGGGTGCATCGGGAGGCCGCCGACGACAGCGTACACCCGGAACGCCACGAGGTCGTCGCGGAACTTGAAGTGCTCCGACTTCGCGATGCCGAACTCCTCCTCCACCGTGAGTGTGTACCACGCTGGGTTGCCGTAGATGACGTCGCCCTGCTCGCCGAGCGCCGAGCAGTGATACGTCGCGTCGTACGGATACCCGTTGATCCGGTCGTTCGGGCCGGAGGCGACCGACGGCTTGAAGATCGGATGGCCGAGGGTATCCACGACGTTCTCGAACGCAGCCTCGGCAGCGTCGCTCATCGTGTAGCGAGCACCGCTGCGGTGGTACGAGCGGACGGCGTGCTTGAGGTTGACCGTGTCTTGGTAGGAGACGGCTCCAGCCGTCTGGCGAGCGACGGTCCTGATGCCCGCAGCGCCTATGATCCCGGTCGGCTGTCCGACGCCGGAGCCGTTAAGGATCACCCTATCAAGCATGTTCTGGTACGCGCCGCTGAACAAGTAGCGGATATACGCCTCAAGGCCGATCTCGCTGCGGTTGAGGGCGCGCTGGCTGATCTCCGTGTAGCCTGCGACCTCATACGCGGTGATCGTAATCTGGTCGAACTCGGGCTCGGTCTCCGGCTTCTCATGGGCCTCATCGATCCAGGAGAACGACACGCCGCCGAAGTCACCGCTCAGGTTGGCCGTGTCCGTCTGCGCGATCGCGGGGAAGATCGTCGCCGTGCCGGACGTGGTCGGGACGATGGTCACGCGCGGGAGGATGACGGGCTCCGGCATCGGGAGCTGCTGTATCTGCGGAATGTACTGGTTGTTGAGCAGGAAGTTCGTGAGCGACGGGTTGTTCACCGCGTCGGCGGTGGCGAGCATCGCCTTCCCGGCCATCCTGTCCAGACCCATGGCCTTCGAGAGCGTGCTGCCGACCATGGCGGAAGCCAGGCTGGACGGCACGGCAACGATGGCGCCGTCGCGCTTCTTGCTAGAGCGGAGCTTCTCGCTCTTGGGAACGAGGAGATCGCGCTTGCTGTCACTGATCGGGTCGCCGCGGAGATAGTCGCAGAACGCTTCGCGCCTGACGCTTTCCTCGACGTCGTGGTCCTTCGCCATCGCTGGCGCGGACGGAACGTCCACGTGCATCGGGGCTGTGGGGGCGACCGGAGCGGAGAGCTTCTGAGCCTCAGAGAGGAGGTCGCGGCGCCGCTTCTCGGCCTTCGCCGTGCCCATCTTGCTCTCGAGTTCGGCGAGTTCGGTGTTGAGCTGCTCGATATTCGCCGACGCGTCCTTCATCTTCTGCTCGTCGCCAGACGTCTTCGCGTCCGCGACCTGCTTCGTGCACGCGTCGATCTCGGCACACTTCGCGCCGATGTCCTTCGCAACCTGCTTCATGTCCACCATAGCCAACGGACTTCCCTTCTTGCTGCGCTACTCGCGCAGCTCCTCGAGCCAGACACGCAGTCTCGCGGCCTTGGCCCGAGCAGCTATGACCTGAGCGTCCAGCAAGTGCCCGTTGGCCTCCGTGGCAGTGGCGCGAGCGGCTGTGGAGTCTTTCTCTCCAGCGGACTTCGCCGTCGCAACGGCTGCCCCGTCGGTAACGACCGGCTTGGGACTCGTCTGGTCGTCATCGGCGCGGGAACTCCCCGCACCATCAGTGTTCTTCGTATCCTTCGCGTCGAGGATCACGGCGCCCTCGTTCGCGGGCACCAGCGTAAGCGTGATCTCCTTCAGCGCGATCTCCGTGTGCTCGACCAGCCGCGTCTTGCTCGCTTCGTCGACGATGTATCCCCACTTCACCGGTATGTACCCAATCGAGGAGTAGACCTTTACCCCCGCGGCGCGGAGGTCGAGTATCTTCTGACGGAGGAGCTGCGACGCGTCGTCCTTGAAGAAGTTCGCGCGGAACTTGAGGCCGTAGTCGTCCTCGCGCAGCTCGACGATGGCGGCGACGGCGTGCTCTATGTCGCCACCGCGGGCGAAGTGCCTAGCGCTCAGGACGATCTTGCCGCCACCCTCGGTGATGGTCTTGGCAAACGCGCCCTTGCGAACGATCTCCCTCTGATGGTCCACGACGTCGAACTGTGACGCGTAGCCCTCGATGGACCCATACGGAGCGCCGGGGGCCTTCGCCTTCGTATCCAGCCAGTTGGCTTCGAGCTTGCGGTGGTACACGGCGTTCTTCGATATCGTGGCGCGGCCCGGGTCCGCCAACGCGTCCAGCATGTCGACGACCTCCTCGGAACTCTTCGGCCCATCATCGGGCGCTACGGCAACGGCCACGCTGCTGTTCACGACTGCCATCCGACGCTCCTTTCGGAGGTCCGTAGGGGGGTACAGTACCCTTCCCGTTTAATTGTATGAAAACGGACCTCTCCGTAAACCTCTCATCAAAAGAAAATGCCTACGCGTGTCCACACGCGCTAACCTCTCGGAAGCACTGGCACCAGAGTGCATCGGCAGTTCGGATGTAGCGGCGGATGCTGGACCTCAAACGGTAGGCTCAGTGATATCTTCTTTCCAGTCTCGTCGTCCGTCCCGGAGACCTCATCGCCCTCCCCCGCGAACGCATCGTCGAGTCGGACCTTCTGCCCGTCGAACGCCTGGCAGAACGGACAGAGCGCGTCGTCGGACGTCACTACCCATTCCTCCACGGTAACGCCCTCGGAGCGGTACCGTTGCTGTGCCCCCTCGTTGAACGCCCATATCGTTCCAGTCCGCGCCAACATGCTCGCGCGTGCGTCGTCCGCCCCTAAGCCAGCGGCACGAATCGCCCGCGCGATCTCCGGCACGGTCACGCCACGCATATACGTCTCGCCGTCGGCGGTCGTCGCCTTCACGGTCTTCCGCGCGGCGCGCTCGAAGATTCCTTGCAGCTTCCGCGCCTTGGTCTTCGACTCCGCCTCCGCCGTCGTCGCCACCCACTTGTCCACGTCCTTGAACCGCGCTCGAATCAGGAACTCGTCCCCGTCCCCGATCCGCGCAGACATCGGGTTCGTTGGTCCTGGTGAGCCGATCACCTTAGAGGTCTTCGGCGGGAACTCACGCCCCGCCCATTCGTATCCGCCGCGTACCATCTCGTAGGTGAAGCGCCGCTTGACTTCCTCCATCTCGCGCGTCCACCTGATAGCGAACGTGCGCGTGAAGTCGATCTGGCCGCCTCCTGCCTTGACGTACGCGGATACAGCCTCTCCAGTCTGCTTACGCAGCAGCGCGCGCACGGCGCGCCGATACCCAGGGCGCCAGCGGTCCGCCGCCCTCGCGCGGGCGCGAGCCGCTGCGCTGCCTCGGGCCTTGACCGTCGTGGGCAAGCTCTTACTCCTCCGTCGGCGCGCAGCGTGAGCATAGCCACGCGATCACGCCGTCCCCGCCACACTCCAGCACGGCATGCATGTCCGACTTCCGCCGGTGGACCTGGCACCGCGCGCACGTCGCCATCGCGCGTTCCATGTTTCCGTCGGTGGGCGCGTCGATCCTACCCTTACGCATTGACTACTCCTCTTCGGCACCAGCGGCGTTCTCGGCATCGGCGTCGGCATCTTCCTCTACGGCTTCGTCGCCTTCCTCGCCTTCCTCACTATCTTCACCGTCTTCGCTCACGACATACCCCTCGCCCTCTTCGTCCGGGGTGCCGGCGTCGGTGGCCGGGGGCTCAGGAGGCTCTTCGTTCGGAAAGAATGGCGTCACGCCCATCGGCAGCAGGCGCATCTCTCCGTCATGACCGGCGACGGGCTCGGAGCCGATCTGCTCCAGGTACTCGTCGAGCGTAAGCCCGCCCGAGAGGAAGTCCGTTCGCGCGCGGTCGTGCCGCGCGGTCGCGTCTTCCTGCATCTCGGGGATATCATCCGTGACCGGCTCGAACCAGTTGTCCGGTTCGCCTTCCGCATGGAGCAGTCCAAGGCTGAGCCCGTCCGCGATCCGCCGCGCCAGGCTCATCATCTTCCCCTGGTAGAACGCCTTCTTAGCTGTCTCGTAGTTACTGTACGTCGCGCGGTCGAGTCCGGCGCGCAGGTGGATGAGGATCGGAGGCACCTCGTACGCCGCGCAAATGCGCGTCTCGTTCAGGCCCGCGGTGCCGGGCCAGTCCATATCCGCCAGCGGGTTGACCATCTGCAGCTGCACCCCGGGACCACCGATGAAGACCGGGTTGCCGCGCTTACCCTTGCCTATCTTGCTGGTGAGCTTCGCGGTGGCGCGGCGCATCTGATCCTCAGTCCAGATGTCCTGCTGCGAAAGGACCGGGCCCGGCAGATGCATGTTTTCCATGAGTTCGATCATGTAGTCCGCGCGCGCGTCGTCCAGCTGTAGGTCCTTGAAGCACGCCTGCGTAGGTCCGGAGGGCTGGAGCGGGTTGGCCGGGCTCGGGTAGCGGACGACGATCATATCTTCGGTCGTCAGGTCCAGCTTGTAGTCTCCGCCTTCGACGCGGTAGTATCGCAGGAATCCGCTCTTGTTCGTCTTCTCCTCGACCCAGCTCGTCGGGAAGGGCCAGAGGCCGATAGGAATGCCTGCGCCGTTGCGAACCTTCATGATGTACGTGACGCCGGTGATCTCCAGGTGGATGACGAGGTTGTACATGAAGTCAGAGTAGGACATCTGGTCGTTCGGGTGCTCCAGCACGTTGCTCATCGCGTGGTTGGGAATCAGCTTAGCGTCCCCGGATCGGTTGTAGG